TGTTACCGTATCTTTACCTGTACCATATATAAAATTACTTAATGGCTTTACAACTTTATCACTATAGAAACTTAAACCAGATGTTACCGTATCTTTACCTGTACCATATATAAAATTACTCGTTGGGGTAACAACTTTTTTATCATAAACTTTCAAACCAGATGTTATATCTCTCTTTATTGCTTTAGCTACAGTAACGGTTATATCTTTTACTTTATTTTTACTAGATCCAGTTGGTGTTCTAGTAATTGTACTAGTTACTCTTTCAATAAAGTTTTTCTCTGGTATCTTTGTCACAGTTCCTGTTGCTCCTGCCCTAGCTCTAGCTTCTCTTTGTAAATCTCTTGTAGCAACTCTATCTCGTGCATCGATAATATTAGTTGCAGTTTCCCGAGATGGTATAAATCCTAAATCTTTCTGTTGTTGAATTTGTTGTTCTATTCTAGCTGCTCTAGTAGTTGTTATTTCATTTATTCTTTGTTGAAATTCCCTAGCTTGTCTTTCTGCCTGAGCTTTTCTTAGGGCTTCCTGTCTGATGGCTTCTTGTCTTGCAGTCGCGAGTTCTGCTTGTTTCCTAGCTGTTTCTTGTGCCAATGCAAGTAATCTGGGGTCTGCTGCTGAACCACTCCCTCCACCTCGTCTTATATTAGCTGCTCGACTCGCAGCTTCTTCTTGTGTTATTTTACCAGCTTTCCAATCTTCAATGGCCTTAGTTGTTTGTTCTTGTCTAGCTCTACGAGAATCGGAACTATTACCTGAATTACTACTAGAACTTCCAGATGGAGTTACAAACTTTCCATTTCTTATTGTTTTAACTATTACCATTGATTACATCCTTTTAATAATTTTATAGTATCAACACGATTAACTATACCATTTCTATAATCTTCAAAATAACTATTCCATTCATCGTTTGAACAAGGTCTAGTTTCTGGTTTAGTATTTTGTCGAATAACTACATTTTCTTTAGAGATTGGCTCTGATGTAATACTAAAAGCATAAACACCCCCAACCAACAACAACCCCAGAACCCCAATTACAAATAATTTATTCATATATATCTCCCGTTACAAAGTTACAATGTATGGTTACAATGTAACAACTAGTATTTTAATCTTTATAAATCTATTTATAAGCGATTAGTGTTTCGGTATTTAAGCTTATAGAAAGATATTTAAAGAAGTAGTTAGTTAGTTATTCATGGGTGAAGACACAGGATACGAATCAGCTTTCAATGAAGCTGCCCTCAAGATGAAGAGGATACATGAGTCTCAAGATGTTATTAATTCTATGAGCGTTAATCTTCTTATGCATAACTACGTTGCTGAGAAGTATAATTATGAAATCGTATGTGCTGAGTTAATTAATTTATTCCATGAGGTTAGTGGTAAGCTAAGTGATAAAGAAAAAACAGAAGGAAAGAGATGGAGAGACTTACTGATAATTACCTTAGAAGTAAAACCTATATTTACATTAGAGTATCAAGATGGTTTAGGAGAACGAAAGAAATATAATAAACACAACAGCGAGAACTGGACATTCCTTAGGAAAATTATATTTGAATTTGGAGATATGATTAGAGAGTACCTAGAGAAACATGGAATGTCTGCACCTAATCAAGAGTCGGATGGTGGCTGGGACTAATGGTATTGCTTAGGTTTAATAAGAGTATTAAGAAATGGGATATAATAAATCAGGTAAATAAGAAGGAAGGTGATTTATATCTTGATGGTTTTCTCAAGGATAAACTTGACTTCGCTAGGAAACAACGAGCTAAGAATAATGATGTCGTTGGTATTATATGCGGAGATGAAGGCTCTGGTAAATCTACAGCAGCAGGTAACATAATGAGATATGTTACTGACGATAGCTTTGACCCAACCAAAGATATGATTGGCTCTGATGAGAACGATGCCTATGAAAAATTAGAGAAGGTTAAGCAAGGTGGAAATATTCTATTTGATGAAGGGAATGTTTTTTTTCTATCTACAGAGACGATGAAGAGACAGCATAGGGACTTACATAAAATATTTAGTATTTTCAGACAGAAGAATCTATTTGTATTAATTGTTTTGCCGTCGTTCTTTAGACTTGGAACTTACTTCGCTTTAGATAGATCAAAGTTTTTAATAAGAACATATCTCAATAAAGGTGAACGTTCATTCTTTGCTTACTATGGTGACAAAAGAAAGAACAAACTTTATAGAAATGGAAAGAAGATGCACGATTATCAAGTGACACCGCCAAACTTTAGAGGACGATTCACTAAATGTTTGCCACTTGAGTCTGATGAATATAAGAAGTTCAAGTTAAAGACAATGAAAGAGGCGTTTACTATAGCTAACAGGGTTAAACCTAAGACCCCATACCAAATTAGAATTGAGAGGAATGAATCGATTGTTAGAAATGGTGGTAACTTTACAGCAAAGGGGTTAGCCACTATCCTAGAGTGTTCAGCTAGTAGTGTGGAAAAAATAAGGGCACGTTTAAAGGCTGAAAGTGTCAAGAACGCCGAGGCAATAGTCGTCAATTAGCAAAATCCCCTCAATATATATAATAACTTTGCGTTAATTATTGGAATATCCAAGCCATCTGTGTCATAAGTCACTAAGTTACACAACAAACACCGCTTTATAAGTAAAAATTAGTTAGTTATTTTATGACTATATATGTTCTACAGGTTTTGAAAGGAGGTTTAAATATTTTAAAATGAAGTTTAAAAAGAAAGGAGGAGTTGTAGGTGACTTGATATCTGGTACAGGTGGTTTAATTATTACTACTATCGTTATCTTAGTTGTTGTTTCAACTCTTTTAGGAGCAAGTCTATTGACTGCTAATTCTATATACGCTAACGCATCTACTTTGATGGCTGGTAACTTTACAGAGGGGATCAATAATGTTTCTAGTAAAATACCAACAATCTTATTGATTGCTGCTGTTGTACTATTATTCGGTGTTATTGTACTTTTGGTAAAACAAGCTGGTGCTATGGGAATTGGAGCTGGAGGAGCTTCCTTATAAAGTAGTTAACTATGAGGTTTAAAAAGAAAGGAGGAGTTGTAGGTGACTTGATATCTGGTACAGGTGGTTTAATCATCTTAACCGTTATTGTTCTAGTTATAGTATCAACTCTTCTTGCCGCAAACCTTTTAGGTGCAGATGATACAACAACTAATACTGTTGCTAATGAAACAGGTGCATGGCTTAATTCCACTGGATATACATTAGCTAATGTAAATTCTAGTAATAGTGCTTATACTATTACTGAGGTTTGGGCAAATGCAACAGCTACAGCATATCTTGTTCCATCTGCTAACTATACAGTTTCTACTGGTGGTGTTCTGACGAATGCTACTGTTATTCCAAGTGCTACAGAATATAATGACGTTAACGTAAGTTATACATACATATATTCTACAGATAATGTTTACGAAGTAACTTCCAATGCTATGGGTGGAAACCTAACAGCTGGAATCAATAACGTCTCTAGTAAAATACCAACAATCTTATTGATTGCTGCTGTTGTACTATTATTCGGTGTTATTGTACTTTTGGTAAAACAATCAGGAGCTATGGGAATAGGATCTGGAGAAGCATCTCTATAAAGAAATAGATAAAAAAAATTTATTCAGTCTCTATTAATTTAAAAGAGACACAAAAAAAAGTGGGGGGGAAACCACACTGGCATCCCCACTATAATCCATAATAAATATTATTTTTATGGAAAGATATTATTGTAAGAAATATTAGAATTAATATTATCGTTAGGACTATTAATTAAGTAGTCACCAAAAGCATGATTAACTATCCGTCCTTTAGAAGTTATTATTGTTAATGTTCCGTATACACTATCAGAACTAGTAGTGTTCTTTATCTTATTAACTGCAAACTTAAGAGGATCACTTGTACATTCATTAACTCTCTCGGTGAAGAAATAGAAAGAAATATATGCTATTGATAAAATTATCAATAAATAACAAATCTTAGCTACTAAATCTTTAGGCAGAGGTTTCATCAGTCTGCTCCGTCTGTATCTGTAGATTCTGGTTCATCTGTTGTAGTATTGATATTAGTTGAATCCTGAAGTAACTCTCGTCTTCCATGTTTTTCATTTCCTTTAACAACTGGTTTTCTTGCATCAATGCTATCAACTGTTTCTCTACATCCACTTGGGTCTCGTTTGATACTTTCCGGGTCGGTTCTGTTTTGTTCGTCATATTTCCTCCTTAATGTTTTTAGTTCTTTTTTACCTCTTTGGTTTAAAATCATATAGAATCCGAAAAGGATTAATATTAGTAAAGTTATTAGTAGCCACATTTTAAGCTGGGAGTATTCCCGAACCTCCAGCACATATTGTATCTGCTTGTGATAATGCTCTTACTAAGGGAGCAGTAGCATCTTCAGCAGCTTGCATTAATGTAGCGGTTTCAGATATTAATACTCCAATTTGATCTATCAATAACCATAAAGCAATTATCATAATTATTAGGAATATACCATTTATCATGATAGTTCCATATTTCTGCATAAAGGTTTCTTTTCTATATCTCTCTTGAATATTCTTTCTTATAGCAACGTGCATATATCTCATATCTCTATCTATAGGTTCAATGTCTAACATATTCATTTTAGCATCTAAATCACCTAAAAGAAAATTATACCAATATCCATCTTGCCCAACTGCAAACCAATATTCGTTCTTATTCATCTTACGGCCATAAGCAGCTCTATAGCTTTTTAGTTTTCTAAGATAAAGTATTTCTTCTCCACCATCACCAATCTTAATTAATCTTGCACGATCTTTATATGCAACCTTATATCCCTGGCCACCAATGTTTTCAAATAGAATAATTTTATATTTGAATTTCTTATTGGTCATAAAAATCCATATACCAATCGCTATAGAAATAAAAACCAGAACAGCAATTAATATATAAGTTATAGTACCACCAAAAGAACTAGTTAGTGATGGAAGACTAATATCTCCTGTACTTATACCAAGAACTTGTCCCATTAATCTAAGTCCTCACTCTCTACATTTAAACAAGGTCCCATCATATAATCATGCCAAGATAGTTTACCTTTTTTTTCTTTCATAACATTGTAATCTACGTCGTCAAACGCTTCATTAATAGTCTTCACCATATTCTTATTAAATAAGTAACTAACTTATAGTTTAAATAGTTTTCTATGAAGCAGCTTTTTTCTGAATTCTCCAACAATTGAGATGAAAGTGATAACCAAGCTGTCTCGTTCTCTTCTGCTCAGGAGTTATAATTCCTCTACAAGCAATACATACCTTAGTTCCAGGAGGGTAGTTTCTACCTTTCCTTTTTCTTTCACCTATTTCTATTAGTTTTTTTATAATTCCCATCAGCATATTTGTTGCACCACCACTCCTCATAAATTACTAGAAATATATAAATTGCCCAAGCAGTTACGGCTGTAGAATACCATTCTCTAAATACGATAGCCACCATTAAAAAGAATACCCAGAAATTAAAAAACCATCCTTGAAGTAGAACAAGATATGACTTTTCAGTATTGAAAATAAGATGTCCTTTCTCGTGAAACCATTTCCAACTTCCTTTCTTACAACCGAATATCTTTCCGGTTGTTACATCACAATGAGTTATCATTGTCTCCTCGCAGCTTCGACTTTTAGTTTAGCACAATTCTCACAATAAAAACCGTCCTCAAACTCTACTGGTTTTGACTGTGCAAACATTGCTCCTATTCCAGCAGTTATCTTTTGCTTACATTTCATACAAAATGGTGACATTTAATTTTTCCTCCTTGTTTTATAATATTTAAATATAGTATAGAAACAAGTTAGAGTTGTTATCGGTCCCATTAGACAGGCTGAGATTACGGTTTTAATTGGGTGAGGTTGGGATCTAACATAACTCCATCCTTTTATCAATGACTGAGTAGCTGAAAAAGAAAATCCACCTATCAGAACCCATATAGCTATTATAAATTGTGTTTTCATTGTTTCACAAAAGGCTTAAAGAAGGTATTATCTACCCTTTTTTACGCTTGAACCTCCAATTTTTGTTTCGCAATTTCTACAATTTTCAAACATTCTTCTGTAATCTCAATATTTCTTTCTTTTATTTTTTTATTCAAATCTCCAGATTTTTTACGAAGCAATATCTCTTCTTGTATCTTATACTTTCTAGCTGTTGAAATGCGGTGTAGTCTACCAATAAGAAGTTTTATTTTCTCTTGCCTATCTATAAAAAAATCAGATGAATATGCTTTTCCCTTAATATTTGAATTTTTAATTAAATCTTTTTCTAATTTTATAGAATATAGCTTATCGTTCATTTCTCTTATTGAATAATCAATTTCAGATTTTTGAATTGCAGTATCTTTTTTGTCCTTCATTAACATTATCAATATAGGATCATTAGCCCTTATCATTCTCCCATTAGGATTTTCTACCATTTAAACGTCCGATTAAATTTATTTTCGCTTAACACTATAAAACCCCCCCTGTTTTCCTACTCCGTTTAAGTCTTGGTCTTCCAAGCGTCTTTCCTTGTGCCCTTGCTCTATCCAAACCAGCCATAGTCCTTTCTCTAATAATACTTCTTTCAAACTCTGCAAAGCTTCCCATTACCTGCATCATGAGTTTTCCAGAAGAAGTGCTTAAATCGATATTTTCCATAAAGCTAACAAGAACTACTCCTTTCTCATGTAGTGCTTCCATATGAGTTACAAGTTCCTTTAAACTCCTCGCCCACCTATCTAACTTATAGAATAATAATCCATCAAACTCTTTCTTCAACAACCTATTGTATAAGTCCCACTGGACAGGCCTAGACTTCCTTGTAGACTCTTTTTCTGTAAATACTTCATAATCCCACCCCATTCTTTCAGCGTACTCTGTAAGCGGTCTTATCTGATTCTCAAGAATTTGATCTGTCCTGGAAACCCTGCAGTATATAGCATATCTTTTTTTATTTTCCATTTGTGTATGTATTGTGTAAACAAAACCCCCCTTTTATAGTTTGCTATTTTTATCTTTTTTCATCTCTTGGCTCTTTTGTGAATGTCTTTTCTTAAACATCTTCCCAAATATCCTCTTCCCATACTTCCTATAAATAAAATATGATATCAACTTAGTAGACAAAAAAGATACAACCAAAATAATAACTATCAATGCCTTGCTCATTTCACCACCTCATAATCGAACACCGGATAGTAAACAATATATTTTCTTTCAACCGGAAATCCTATTCTATTACAGAAGTTATCTGAGGTACTTCTCATCTGTATCTTTGCAATTCCTCTAGCTCTCTTACTTCTCTTTAACTCTACTTCATACGAATGATTGTAAGGTTCATCGAAACCAATTACTAAATCGCAAGACTTAACTTCAAACATAGACCCACCATGAAATATTTTAGGTTCTTTAAGCATCCAAGATACACTTCTTCTGTCTATATCAATTCTATTCAAGTGAGTAACTAAATAATCTAAAGCATCTTCGTGTGTTGTTAAATCTCTTCCATTCATCTTAAATTAGTATAAGCACCACATTTAATTCTATGCCCATTGCATTCATAGCACCCGATAATCTGATATCCGCTCGTTCCAGTTAATCCAAGATCAACCCATAACTCAGTTACTCTTTGACTTCTTGCACAATAATATTGAGTACACATATCTTTTCCCTTTACTTCTAACTCTTTCTCAAGCTTGTTAATCCTTTCTTGTGTTTTCATTATAACTCCTCAAATTTTTGATTAACTTCTGAATCTTCTCTCCTTTTTCTGTAAGAGTTATAATTTTCTTTCTCTCTTTATTTTTCTTTTCTTTATTTATAACACCAGTGATTTCTATTGTTTTCATGACATTTACTACCATTGCATAGGTTATTCCTGTTGATACTGATATTAATGTAGAAGTATTATTTCTAAAATTTATACTTTCTATTATTCTTTCCATAGCTGAATCTGAAAATTTCATTATTTTAGTCCCATTATAAATGTTAATGGTACTTCTCCACTAATATCACATTTAATTTTAGAATCGTTTAAATTAAAACCAGTAAAATTCATGTCTTTATTTATTCCAATATTAACTCCACTTATCTCACAATTAGCAGAATATTCTATAGGTCTAAGTAACATTATTATTACAATTATAGATATTATTGATAATAAAATAAAGATTAATAATGCAAAAAATCCTTCTCCTTCTTGTGATAATCCTATCATTTTTTTACTCCTAATAAAACGTCGTTTGTTCTATTCCATATTCCTCGTTCGTCTAATGGTTCATTAAATTGTTCTATTTTTTCACCATTAATGAAAAGTTCATTATTTGCACGAGTAACCATTGTCCAATTCTCTGATGGTGCTATCCATAAATTTATTGAATCCCCAATATTTGATATTGATTGATAATCAATACTTTGCATTGCCTCTCTAGTATTATCATCCATTGAAAAATTTATATCAATATTAGATAAACTTAATGCCCAAAACATTCCAAAATATCCTATGATTGCTAGACTAATAGGAATTACCCAATACCATTTCATTCTTTCACCTCGTTATTTTTTTGTTTTATGTCTTGCTTACAGGTACATTCCCCACAAGTTACACACCATCCACATTTATCACAAAAATAATGGTCTGGACTTTCACAGGGATTATTCATTTTGAACATCTCCTTTTTCATGTAAGGCGAACAATACACTTGCTTTCTTCTTCCATGCTTCATAACATCCTTTACTACAGAATTGAAACGTCCCACTTGGATAGAATGGCATATTTACAAAATCGAACATTTTAAACAATATTTTTTTTATTCCTTTTCTTTTTGAAATTTCTACTTTCATTCTTTTATTATATTCTTTGTTCCAAATGTTATCATCATCTTCAATATTTCCATCCATGGGAACGATTAACTTTCTACAATAATCACAATATCTTATCATGCTTTTTCCCCTTTGACATTTAATGCATAGTGATAACCTAAAACCATAGCCCTTTCTACCATTACATTAATTGAATCATCTTTCATTATTACTTCCATTTCTTCTTGCATATCTTCAAACATCTTTAATTCTTTATCACATCTCATTCAGATACCTCTTTGACATTTAACTGGACTTCATGTAGTGCGTCGTTTAGTTCTTCTGGAATTTTCCAATACCCATTAGGATAACCAAATTGTTTTCCAGTTGTAATCTTTCTAATGGCATCAAAATTGAACCATTGTTTTCCCATAAAGCCTAATCCATAAGGTGGGTCAGTAACAACAGAATCAACAGAATTATCTGGAAGTTCTTTCAAAGCAGTTAAGCAATCTGCGTTTATTATTAGGTTAGTGTTTGGTGGTTGTATTATCATTCTAATTCTTAGGCGTTCTTGGTTTAATTCCTAATACAATAAATATTCTCCAAAATTGTATTACTATATTATGTTTTGCGTTTATGTTAATTTCTTTTCCCATCTTAATCAGAACTCGAAAGGAATAATTCCATTTCTTTTTTAGTTATCTTGCTGTTCCAATGTCCACATTCTCCAGTATCATAGACGAAATTAGCTTTATACTTTTCCATATCTACTCCACAATTTTTACATTTGTTTACCATTTTTAATCAGTCCACGTATATCTAGTATCTTTTAATAATTTTTTTAGTTCTGGTATTCCAACTTGTATCTCTAATTCTTTGATTCTTTCTTTTATTGAATCAATCCATTTTTTATCAGCATTTAATCTACCTTGGTTAAAATCTTGTTTCATCTTTTCATCATCAGTTTCTTTTATTACCATTGTTAAGGCTTTTCAGCACCACAACCATATTTATCACAATCTCCACATTCTACACAGAATCCACATTTAAAACAACATAGATGTTCTGAACAGTCTCCATAAGTTTCATGCATAGTTTTATTTTCCATCGTTATTTAATCAGAACCCGTCGTTTATTTCTTTAATTATTGCTTTGCAATTTATTGGATATGTTCTTCCAATATGTGATTTTATAATATCTATTATTCTATCTCTTTCTATTTCTTCATATTCTTCTGGTTGCGTTTTGTAATCTTCTAAGTCTATCATTTCGTCTTAGGTTTGCAGTACGCACAGCCATTTAATTTACAATCAGGACATGGTTCTCCAGAACCACCAATCATCATGTGGCAATCACAGGTTATATCTTCTTCCTTGATTGGTTTGCTACACGCACTAGGTTTAGTTGGTCTATTGCTACAAAATTCACAATCTTCATATTGGCATGGAGATTCTAACCAAATGTCTTTTTTATCATCATAGTATGAATCCCATTCTTTGTTATATTTTTTCATTTTCTGTACCATAATTTCAAGTATAGTTATTCACAAACTATTGTTTACGTTCCTCATTTAATATATCCCACATATCTAACATAACTCCAATTGAGAAGGAAATTGTTTTCCCGTCTAAGGTTACTGCATATCCTTGTTCTTTCATACAAATCATCAATTCTGTTTCTTTATCCATTGTTTTTTGTTTTTTTATTTAGTTTTAACTTATTGTTTCTTTCTGACTTATCAATCCCTAACTTTCTATGTTGTATTTGCTTATTTTTTACCATTAAATCCCTAATTCCTTTATTATTTTCTACCATTAAATCCCTAATTCCTTTATTATTTTCTACCATTAAATCCTTAATTCTATAAACCATAACATAAATATTCCTATAAAGTTTGCTATGTATGCAGATGTTATACATATTATATCTAATTTAGTTTCTTTATTCATGAGTTATTATCTTCCCAAATTTAGTGTAATCAGCTTTGTATAATTCTTTAGATTTACATTTCGCACATTTCATATCAGCTTCATCTAATTTAAATTCCCAATTTTTATAAAAATACATAGCTTTATCACTATCTCTTGAATATCTCCAAGTAATATTAATATCAGTTGATCCACATTTATTACAGGTTAATTTTTTAGTTGCCATTATTTTAACTTCTCCTTATTTAGATTTGGCGTCTTGTGATATTTTCCATATTCATTAAATAATGGATTGCAACAATAATTACAAGCATCTCCATCCACATAATCTCCTAAGTTAAACTTTCCACATGAATCACATCTTTTACTCATGCGACGCCTCCCGATCATCCTGATCGTCCGACGTCTTGTGGACAAAATCTGTCGTCTTTCTTTTATAATGATAGTGGTCTATAGTATCAAAAGCAATTCCTAACTCTTTAGAAAGTTCTTTTTTTGCTTCTTGTAAAGTCCCTAACCTGTTTCTTTTAGTAAATAATAGTTCTCTAATCCTTGGATATTTATATTCAGAATCATCTTGTTGTAATAGTTCTGGATGTTTAGAAAGTTTATTCACTTTATCTGATGGTCTATGTATTCCCATATGACATTGAACGCATAGTGAAATTAAATTATTCATACTATTATTTTTTTCTGGCTTTTTTTTAGCCCAACCAGTTTCATCCTTATGGTGAACTACTATTATTTTTCCGTCTTCTTTATTCTTTCCACAAACTTGACATGTATAATTATCTCTTTCTAACACCTTAATCCTATTCCCACCAAAATAGTAATTATTATTAGCAATTTTAGAATAGGCTCTTATTTTCTTCGCATCTCTTACTTGTCTCATTTTTGCATAAGCCTTAACTTTCTTGGGATTTCTTTTACGCCAATCTTTTGTTTTACATGCTTCACATATTTTACCATTCTCCCATCTAGTTTCTCTTTGCTTACACTTTTCACATATCATTAATTTTACCCCCATTGTTCCTATTTTTGATATAATTGGAACCACCCGTCTTTACCCCTCGTTGAGAGCCAGAAAGCTCATCCTCACATGCTTCAGGTACATCGCCACTCCCCGTCTGGACGGTTTGTTTTGTCGGGTGATTATTTGATTTGTTGATAAAATGTGTATTCATTTACTCTCCAACCTTCTTTGAATCATATTTATTATTATTAGGATTTAATCCTAAGACATCTTCAAACTCTTTCCAAAAGTTTTCTGCTGATGTTTTATATTTTCCGTTTAATTTATATCTAGCATTTGATAATATTAAAAATAACTCTGAGGCTTTCTTTCTAGTTAATATTATTTCGTTTTTTTCGTTTGTTCTCATTTTATTATATTCACAGGACTTGCACTAAGATGGGTGAATTGAATTACCCTTCTCACAATGATTATAGTGAGTTCCTGTGGTTTGTGAGTATAAAGCCACTCTAAATTAAAGTGGCGAATAAGTAAAGTTTTGTACATCTGCTACAATTTATTCTAAAGTTACAATTGAATATCTTGTCTTTAATCCTTCTCCAGTCTTCTCAACTGAAAAGATTTTTACATCTTTGTTATGTTTAGCATTGGCTTCTATAATGTTTTTAATATCATTCATTACTCCATTTGGAATTCTATATTCTTCTTCATCCCTAACCAAAACAAAATATTCATATTCTTTCTCATCATTATCTATTCCTTTACGAACTTCTACTAATTCTGAAATGTCAAATTTATCTAAATCTGCAATATTTTGAGTATGCTTTGGCTCATATGCCTGTGCTACATCTTTAAGTGTTACCATTTATTTACCTCCGGATAATTTAATTAAAAGTTTCTTATGTATATCAATAGCTGCTTCCATCAATCCATCAATTAATTTCTCTTCTCCAGTTACAACTTTTATTTCCCAGGATATTCCTCTTGAAGTATTTTTCAACTTTACAGAAGATTTAGCATTAATTGAGAATGGATCTTGTTCTGCTTCCGGTGTAAATTTATCTTCCATTATTTAGATTGTTCTACTATGTCCTGAGCGGACATAAACCTTCCTTTGTAAAATTTAATATCTTTTGCAAATATCTTTTGCATAGTATAATATTCTCCTTCTAGTGCTTCCATTATATAAACCTCCATCCCATAGCCCACCATATAAGAGTTAATGAAATAGCTTTTGCAAAAAGAGATATCCAGAAATTATATTTAGGCTGAGATTTACCATGTTGGTTTGCTGCAACTAATAGTGATATTCCTACTACTATATATATTGCTAATAGTCCGTTATTCATAATATAACCTCCTCATTAGCTAAGTCATTAACTATCCTAGTTGTTATAATTCCATTAATCTTAATCACATCTAGTGAGATTCCGAATCCTGTATCTTGTTTTGAGTTCATTGTGAACCTCCAGATAAATTATAAACTTTAGTACGGCCATAAATCGTTTCCTCTATTTCTTCAGCTCCTAATAAGAAGGATACCGAAATCCTTATCTGATCCTTTGTTATAGGTAATTCTCTAAATAAACCTGAGAGTGATGTTGGTTTTTTCTTAACTACTTTCTTTATCATATTTTGGTATTTTGTGTTAATCATATTATTATTAATATTATTAAGTTTATAAATGTATCTATTTATTGTTTTTTAACATTATTTTGTGTACTTCCTTTAAAGGAGTGAACTCATATTTTATGAAACATCTGTTGCAGATGATATATTCTTTTTTGCTAAATATTATTTTATCCTTTCCGGTACAGTCCGAATTGCAGATTTTGCAGGATGTTTTCATATTATCACACCACTATCCAAAACGTAGCCCTCTGAGGCGTTTGTGTGCCTTCTAACAGCTTTTATCTCTTTATTCCATATATTCCACATGGGACACTTATTAGGCTTATTATAAGGGCAAGTTGGGGCGTGTTTGTATTTTGATCTTAATCTCTTTTCAGAGTTCTTATGTGTGCATCTGTTGTTTGAATCTATATATGGGCAGTTATTTTTCATTTGACACCTCCGTTTCCTGTGGAGAATATACCAAATTACACATGAAAAACAACTTAAACAGGTTAAACGAGTGACCCCTATACGATTCTACATAGGGGAATTGAGTGGGTACTGCCTGTTTAAGTTGTTTAAGCTGTTTGTGGTTCATTATTCCAAGCAAGGCCAACCCATGCTCTCCCTCCCTTTTTACCATAATCATTCATCCAATCCTCATATTTTTGTTTTTGTTCTATACCTTTTTCTGCCATTTTCTTACCAATAGCAACAGATGTCATTTCTCTAAACCTATTAGATTTACACCATTCGTTTAATTTCTTCTCAAATTCTCCTTTCCATATATATCCATCATATTTTTCTATAGTATATTCTTTCATAAATTTTTCAAGTGGATCTGAGTGATCTTCATACTTTTTCATTCTTTCTTCAATAGAACCTTCATTAGTAAATGTTCTTGAATCTAAAATATCCTTCAAAATAAAAGAACACTTAACAGCTAAAGCTCTATATTCTTCATCAGGTATATCTGCTAATATATCCTTTTTTTCTGAAAATTGATTTGGAAAGTCTATAATCATCCATCTTCTGTAAAATCCTATAGTTTTATCAGTAGTAGTTGGAAGATTATTTGTAGCAATTAATATCTTTGCATAATTAATTTCTTCAAAAGGATCTTTATTTTTGTATTCAAACCCAATTAAATCCCCTCCGGATAATTTTTTTAATACTGAGGTTTTATTCATTTCAGAAAAATTGGTTTCTCCCATCTGGCATACTAATTTTTTATGTAATCTAGTTACTTCAAAACGACTCTGTAATAATGTATCTAATTCTGTAGAACAACAATTACTACTTCCAACAAATTTTCTTAATAGATTTAAAAAACAACTCTTACCATTCATTCCTGCACCAATAAAACAAAATATTCTATGGATTGGATAATCAGGTATTAAACAATATGCAAGAATTTCATATAGAGTTTGGATATTATCTTTACCAACCCACTCTTCAAATATTCTATCCATAACAGGAGTCTCAGAAAATCCATCTTCATCTAAATCCCATGGGATAGGATTAGTAACAAATAACAAAGGAGTTGCCCTTTGGTTTTCTCCTGTTTTTATATTAACTAAAGTATTCTTAAACTGAATTGTATATTTTCCTATTGGAGCAGGTGTATTTAATCTACTTACTTGTTTTAATGCTTCTAACATTTCACCCTTTTCTTTAGAATTTATTGTATTTACAGTAGCTTGTTTATCTATAGCATTTAATATATCTGTCTCATCAACCCTTTCCCACTTTGTTTCTGGCCAGTTCCATAACCACCAACTTCTAGAAGTATCATATAAACATGGTTGTACTTCAATAATATGTTCAGCTAATTCTTTTTTATCAAACATATTACCTATTTTTTTATTTAGGTTTTCTATTGGATAATTTTTTGTTTCTTGTTCTTCTACAACTCTTTTTTTATTCTTAAAATATTTCAGCTGTTCTTTTAATCTTGTTAATTTTCTACCTGATTCTTTAGCTAATTTTTGTAATTCATCTTCTAATTCTAATGGTGGTAGTTCCATTATCTCTTTTAATTTTACAATAACTTGTTCTATAGGTTGTTGTTCTATTTCTTTTTTAGATTTATTTTTTACCTTTTCTTTTTCCAAAATTTCAATATATCCATTATCGACATATTCTTGAGAATCTCCACCCGGAAAACTAACATTGACAATATCACCAACCCTTTTTCCTAAGGTTGGTTTAAGTATTTTAATCTTCATTGAAATTTACCTCTTCCATTTTTCCATCACATTTTGGGAAATCAGAACAATACCACATATATCCTTTCATTGCTTTCCCAATTCTCATTGGTTTATTACATTTCGGACACATTTTATTTATTTTATCTCTACATTGTTCTAGAGAATTTTTTATTATCTCATTGGTCTTCTCTTTAATACTTTCATGTAGAAATATTAATCCTTCACTAACACTTTTATTTATATCTTCTGTTAAATTTTTAGCATTAGTTTTATAAAAAACATCATCTAATTCAGATGCAAGTTTTTTTAATTCTTTCAATTTAATATTTTCAATTTCTAATTTATTAATTTCATTTTTTGTAAAATCTCTTGTTTCGATTTGGAATGATTTGTATACAGAATCAAAATAATTCCAAATTTCTCTTCTAAATTCTATAAGTTTTTTATCAATAATATCTCCATAAGAATTAATTCTATATATAAAACTATTTTCTACTTCTCTATCTAAATCTATTAACATCATTCTATGACTAGGTATCTCTAAATTATTAGATATTATATTCATTGATTCATCAAAATCCTTTTCCCATAACCAACATCCACTAAATCCTTCAATAACTCTTTGGTATGTTCTTTCGATAGTTTTTTCTTCAGATTGATTTGATAGTTGTATCTCCACAAAAATTCCAAGACCATATTTAATATGTTGTTCTTTAAATTTAATCATTATATCTGGAATTATAGAACCTCTTTTAGATTGTCTATATTCTATATAAATATCATCAATAATAGATTTATTTAAAACTTCACTATTAATTTTAATTTCACCAGAATAGATACCATCATAAATATTTTGTTTTGCTTTTCTATGATCACTGCTTTCACCAGATAAATTAGTAATAGGTTTTGGTTGTCCTGGAGATGCCCTAAAATAGGAAGCTATAATTTTACCATCTTTCTTTTCATATTTTTGTACAAAAATCATTTTGATTCTTTGTCCTTGTTCACAATAATTAGCAGTTGCAATTAATTCATCTTTTTCTTTTCCTATCCATGTCGCATCATTTTCAAATTTAAATGCAGTAACTATATTATCTGTAGGAATATGTACCACAGAGATGTATTTTGCATCACTCATTCTACTATCCCCAATTCTCTTTTAATATAAGTCTCATTCCTATTCTCCAAAGATTCAACATACCCAAGTTCTTTTCTATAAACATTTCTAACATTCTTAACACACTTACTATAAACAGTTATCATCCTTTCACCTCTAAATCTTTAATATTCTCTAAATCAAAAACATGATAAGAATTGGTTTTATAATCAAGAATCTCTAAATGGTTTTCGTCGCAACCAGTAATCTTACCAGCATATATAAAATTATTTTGTAGAACTATCTTCACATCTTTATTGACGCTTTCACTTATTCTCTTCTTCATTATATTTTCCATCTTCTTCTTCCCCGTAGCTGTTATGGGCAACCACGAGAAGTTTCAAAACCGAAGTCCTAAAACCTAATATCTCTAAATAATCTTTCTTTAAATAGTTTCATTAACATTTTAAAATGGTAACACAAAAATCAGTATACCATCGTATAACAACAATACTTAAATACTAAACACAACTTGTAATTCTTCGTTATCTATCTCACCCAACCCTAACAACTCCACTCTCTTCATTATACTTTATCATATCGGAAGCTAGTTCATAATCTTTTTCATTGTTAGTACATTTTATTTTTATCTTACCATTCTTTTCTATCTCTTCACATACCTTTATTGCCTTAACATTTTTAGGTTTGTCAAACTTTAAATCTTTAACGTCCTCTATTTTAACATCTCTAGCAATTACAATTACAGAAGTTGCTATCATTACTAATACTATTATTGTTATTATTTTCATCTTAGTTTAAAGAAATCATATTATAAAAACTTATTGTTTTAGTACTTTCCATAGCAATTGATTTAAAAATGTAGAAATTCCAAGATGTTCTTGATTAGCTTTTTTATCTAGCCATTCAATTATTTCTTCGTCAAGCGTCGTACTTATCCTCTTCTTCATAACATTTTATAGTATATTATATTATTTAAACTTTACTATGATGTAAAATATATTTTATATCTCATAAATTCATAAGTAGGATATAATAGTATTTTGTATTATGATACAACAACTACAAAACTTTGAAAGACATCTAACTTTACAGAGTAGTTTACAACCAATAACCATTAAAGCACATATCTATTGCATAATGAGAATCTTTAAAATAGTAAAAACAATTTATCCATCAGACGAACAAATAGAAGATTATGTTTTAGAATTGAAACAAAGTTCTTATAGCTATAATCACATCTCAAATAATCTTGTGGCAATAGAATATTATACGGAATCCTGTGGAAGAATTTTAACTTTTGCTAGACCTAAAAAACCAAAAAGATTAATTAAAGATTTTTTATCTGAAGCTGAAATAAGTAGAATAATTAGTTCTTGTAAAAATATTAGAGAGAAAGCTATTATTTCTTTACTTGCTTATTCAGGGATTCGTAATCGTGAATTATGTAATTTGAAAATTAGTGATTTAGATTTTGGAGATAATTTGGTTAGAGTTATCAAAGGTAAGAACATGAAAGATAGAATCGTTAATATGGCTGGAGAATGCACTAAAATTCTTATTGAATATCTTTCTAAATTTCCAAGAGGTGAAGATGACTACTTGTTTACTACTTTAGTTCGTGGCAATCAATATCATCCAAATGACCTGAGAAAGCTTGTTAGAGTGGTTGCTAACCGTGCTGGGATAGGTCGTAGAACCTTTCCGCATATGTTCCGTACTTCACTTGCGTCTAACTTATTAAAAAGGGGTGCTGGTATTTTAACAATTAAAGAACAATTAGGTCATTCTGATTTGAGTAGTACGCTCGTATATTTGTCGAGCTGTCCACAAAGAGCAAAATCAGAGTACGACCACTTTAAACCTGCTTATGTTTAATTGCACTGCACCACGCATATTTGCTTGAATCAGTTGCCTCAATACAAATCGCCTCTTCTAATAATTCTATTCTATCATCTTGTTTGTCATTCCAATCAAATAATTCTTTAATAGCTTCTATAATCAGAGTAACTGTTCCACCTATATCCCTTGTGAATTGAATTTCTGTTTCTGTTATATCTGAAATATTTAATTCTTTTTTAATGTAATTTTCTTGTTCTAATTGACTTAAACTTTCATCAACTTTGATGGATTTTTTAATTATTTCATTATAAGGTTCGTTTTCGTAGATTGTTTCATTTGTTGTTATATTAAAACCCTTTTCTATTTGTCTTGTTTTGGTTTCTTCAAATTCAAAAGTGTAAAATTTACTTCTTAATTTTATTGGATAAGATGTATGATTTATTTCTTTTCCATTATTGGATATTTTTGCTATTGCATTTTTTGCAGAACCATCTGTCCCTTTAACCCAAGCAGGTGTTAAATCGTTATAAGTTACTGCATAAACATTATCCCATGCTAAAACACTTGTCCCTAAGTCAAAGGTTGCATTTGTTTCAGGTGCTATATCTCCGTCTACTTGAAGTTTGAAGTCTGGGGAAGTCGTCCCAATTCCTACATTGCCAGTAGCATTTTGAATAAATAATCTTGTTCCAATACCTTGTTCTCTAATGTGAAAACCATCAGCATTATCACTATCTTGTCCAATATCCCATGTAATATCACTATTCGTAGCATTAAATCTAATTAATGGATTACTTGCTACTAAATCTAATAACTTTCCTGGACTAGTCGTTCCAATTCCTACATTACCAGAATAATCTATCATCATACGAACAGGGTGAGATGTATCTCCAGTAAATAAAGCCAAACCGCCTCTCAAATTATTATTTCCTAAGACACCCACTATCCCAGAACTCATCTGTGCATTAAGTCCTGGTTGGAAATAAACACCTGTATATTTATTGTTATCAGTACTCCCTCCACCAGCTTGATTATTCCAAATTCTAACCAAATTACCTTCTGTAAGACTAACGTCTGAGAAATTAATATCAGTAAGAGATGTTCCTGTTAACACATCTAATTTCTGTGTTGGACTATCTGTTCCTATTCCTACATTACCACCATTTGGGTTAAAAACTAAAGGACGATTAACAGATAAATCTGTTGGCTTTTGTGCTTGGAACCATACTGGATAATTCCCCGCATTAGTAACTCCTATATTTAATTCTGAACCAGCCCAAGTTCTACGGTCATATCCAATTCTCATAAATCCTGTATTTGTTGTTCCTGTAGTTGCTGGAGGATTTAAGTCAGAACTTGCAACATCTAATTTTAGACTCGGACTCCCCGTTCCAATTCCAACATTGCCACTTTTCTCATAAATATTAACCAAAGGACTGACACTATCAGAACCAACTGCTATCCAGTCTAAATCAAAAATACCTCCTAATGCATTACTCCAATCGTTTCTTATGAATGTAATAGTATTATTTTTCCAATCTGTACCACCAGCATTCAAATCCCACATATCTAAAACATATGTTTTCCATTCACCACTAGTATCTACTGTATACGTTTGCCTATAGCTCTCCATTTCACCATGACCACTGGTACGATAATAAGTTGTACCTTGAACTGTTGTACTACCACCAACATATCTAAGTTTAAATACAATATATCTATATACTCCACCGTCAATATCTAAATCATCCCATTTAAAATTAGGATCATTACTAGTAGAATTTAATCTAATCAAACTACCTGGTTCTGGAAAAGAAGTTGCAATACCACTCGTAGTAAAATCTGAAGGCAAAGCTCCATCATTAAAATCCTGATGCAAATATGCTCCAAAATTATTCAAATTCAATCCATCTCCATAAATAACTATACTACCATTTGATACTTCTAATTTTTCATTAGGGCTAGTAGTCCCAATTCCTACATT